AGAGGTTATCTTTAAACCTAACTCAGGTCCACAGACATCCTTTCTTGCAGCTTCTGAAAGAGAAGTTTTTTATGGTGGAGCAAGAGGCGGTGGTAAATCATATGCGATGCTAGTAGATCCGCTTCGATACTGTTCCAAAGCTCAACACCGAGCACTCCTAATTAGAAGGACAATGCCAGAGTTAAGAGACTTAATTCAAAAGTCTCAGCTATTATACTCGAAAGCATTTCCTGGAGCAAAATGGAGAGAGCAAGAAAAAGAGTGGCGATTCCCATCAGGGGCAAAGATAGAGTTCGGATACGCAGAGAACATGACAGACGTTTTGCGATACCAAGGTCAATCTTACACATGGATAGGAATAGACGAACTTCCACAATATCCTTCGCCAGATATATATAATTTTTTACGATCTTCTTTAAGGTCAGTAGATAAGGATATTCCTGTGTTTATGAGATCTACAGGTAATCCAGGTAATGTTGGTTCACAATGGGTACGAGAAATGTTTGTAGAACCAGGAGAACCTAATAAAGCATTTGATGTAGGAATTGATACACCTAATGGAAGAAGACACATTAGTCGTAGATTTATTCCAGCTAAATTGCAAGACAATCCTTATTTGATGCAAACAGATGATTACTATATCATGCTAGCATCATTACCAGAAGTACAAAGAAAACAATTTTTAGATGGAGATTGGGATGCATACGAAGACTCAGCGTTTCCAGAATTTAACAAAACGACTCACGTTGTCGAACCTTTTGAAATACCTA